TCTCTCGTGACTCAATCTTTGCTTTTATTTTCACATTGTTAAGGGAGGTGGCGCTGCTCACCTCAGGCAATAAATAGCCTGTGTTGCCCTTGTCATATGAGGAGTGCTCCCAACTCCTTTGCCACCATTACTCGCGTTCCATCCAGTTTAGGATTGGTTGTGCAAGCAATGGAGTCCATTTTGATAATGGTAAAATATGAATGGTCAAATTATTTCTAAAATGCCATTGTGAAATGAGTGAGCAGCTCATTTCATCCACTCTCCTGATGGTAAGAGAATGACCATGATGTTGTTATGGATTTTGCTCTATGTACAGCCTTTTAAGTGAATCGTTGTGCTGTACTTCAACGACTTTGTCAATTTCCGGGTTTGGTCAAACTTCTTCAAAAGTTTGAACAGGTTGCTCACAGGGAGGTGTCGCAACTCACCTCATCAGTTGCATACAAGAAAGCATTGTAACCCTACTTTCCCAGCTATACTAATGTGCTGCCCTAAGACCACTTTACACGTAGATGTCAGCCGTGTTTCCGGGGGACTGTTGGTATCGGCCCAAAATAGCCAAACCATCAGTATATTGTTGTGGTCCTTCGTGTTTGTCCAAGACACGTCGTAATTTGGAGACAAGCTCCGGCATTTCCTTCGCCCATAGTGTGCGGTCAGTAGTTCCAATCCGACTGCCACATGCAATGTCCTGTTTCTTAGGGAGATATGGTACCATGCTCCATGACGAGACTGGTTCTTTGTTCGTCATCCAAGGGTTGTCGTGTATCCAGACATTGTTCCACACCTCAAGCATGTCAACAGTTGTCATCCATTCATGTTTTTGGTGCACTGACCAAGAAGTCCTCCCTTTCGGGAACCAATGCGACGGCACACACGCTGTGATGGCGGCGTAAGCTAAACGCATGTCACGTCTATGGAAGAAATACAGTGCCCACATCTGTCCGTGAGCCTTCGCCAAGCAAGCTCCCTCACTCTCACTGACAATGCCGCCCTTTTGGAGCCTAGAACGCCCGATGATTTCATTCTGCTCACGACATGGCACTATTAGAACTCGCCCATCTTGTAACGTGATTGGATGAAAATGGTGAGAACAGAATTCAACTTCCTCCCAGTTGTCACACCGGCGTGATGGCTCCAATGGTCCAATGTCCTTGCGAATTTTGCTATTTCGGTTCAGGTAATGAAGCGAAGTGTGGAAGGAGTCCGAATTGGTAGCAACCACCACATCATCACCAGCGACGGTCATTCCTCTTAAAGTTTCCTCTCCATGATTGCGAAGCCAAACTTGTATAGTCCTATCATCGGCTTCCAGCAACCCTGCAGCTTCAAGCGAGCGTCCCAGCTGAACTTTCGCATTCGTGATGGTGTTTAGGGCATAAGTCACAACTTGTCCTGATCCACGCTGATCTGTTCTCGAAACTACGTCCATCACCGTGCCACTTCCAAATTTCTTATGATTCCTGGGGAAGAGGGCTACAATGTTCCGATAAGCCATGGTGAATATGGAGTCCATCAGAGCTTTGTGATACGGATCTTTAACCAGGGACAACAACAGAGAACGTTCGTCCTCAATGTCTGATTCTGTTATCCGGGTATCCCATCCCGCCACATCATCGGCAATTAACCATTTGCCTTTCTCTGCGATCTCCTTTAAGTAGTTGCCAAAGTAATTCACACCTACACCACCAACGCCACATGGTAAGTGGTCTCTCGAGACCCAATGGTCTTGGTTCAGAAATCCCAGAGCTTCATACTCAAGAAAACGACTCCCGAGCCACATATACCATATCGTGCGTGATCCCTTGGCTTTGCCCAACACAGCCGGTTTCTTCTCTTTCTTGCCCATGGTGTTGTAGACACATAGTTCACAATCACCACCGAGATGTAGCTGACGTTCACGGTCCACCATATCCCAGAAAACTGGATCCGTTATGGCCCCTTCAACGTCTGCCCATGGCATGTCACTAGCCCATCCACCAACAGCTGCATCTGAGCGTACGTTAGCCACAAAATCTTGTTTTGACAGGATGCGTGGTCTCAATCCTTGCTTCTTGTACAAGTCCGCGATGAATAGAGCTAGTTGTCTGTTGATCTGCTTCATACGGTGGTCTGGTTCTTCAACATATGTGTCCACCTTCTCTCGAAGGACTTTTTGCTGGGCATAAGTGGACACGTCAGTCATCATAAAGCCAGTAACTTTGGCCACTTGCTCCCAAGGCCACATCAACCTTCTAATGATGGGATTGACTGTTTGTCCACCACCAGACACAGCGTCAGTGACAAAAGAACCATGATAGGAGAAAGATGTGTAAGGATTCTCTTTATCATGGAACCAAGTGTGTTGATTTTCCTGCTGAAGTTTCTGGATGCGCCTGGCCAATAATGAAAAATCAGCAGCTTTGGCTTTGGCCTTCGGATCGGCACGTGTCCCTGTCGGCAATGTAGGGGGCAGGCTTTCAAAAGGCGTGTCATACAATGACAATCGGCCCGTTAGAGCTCTCAGTGTAGCATACACCGCCTTCACCATGTTCGATCGTGGCCCGGATATGTAATACATCTCCGCAGTAGAATTCCTACTCAAGCGCAGTCTGACAAGGCGTCCCCCATACACATGCTGAAGAGTTTCCAGTTTTTTCAGCACTTCAGTGTGATACGGTGAAAGAACCTTGCAAACGAAATTGGCTTCTTTTGAGACTGTCAACCAATTCTCCAACAGGGTGAGGACCTTGAGCGTGCGTGTTTTTTCCACCACGGCCGACGGATCACTCTCGCCTATGTCACAAATGACAGTGTTCGTGACAAATGGCTCCAACTTATATACATCAACCATGGGTTTTAGCGTGCACAAGTTGTAGCCATAGGTCATGAACACCTCGGGGTTTTCCCGATTGCTGCCGCCAAGGGTGTAACCTTTGATCTCCGTGACCCGACGATCCATCGCCAAATGCTGGCTCCATCCTCCCCGTCCGCATCCAAGATCAACCACTTTTCCATTTGGTTCCCAACCGTGCACCTCCATTATCTCACGCATCTTGAGGCCTCCTCTTGACACATAGTCACCTCTTGGAGTCTCATCAACCGAGCGAGATTTGTACGCGTCAAACTGTTTCTGATTCAAGGAATTGAGCAGCCTCTTCCACTTCATTCCCACGTTCATGGCGTCCCCCTTGTTTGATGACCGGTACGAGTTTGGGCTTGTGTAGTGCATCACTCCCCAGAGGAAGAACCCGACAATGAATGTCCACTTTACAGGTTCCACTAAGAACCCGAACAACATTGTCACAATCCCCTGGTTGATATTCCGATGGAATGGATGATCTGGAACGATTAAACACATCAAGGCATGCAACCCTACACCGGCAGCTGTGACGAAGGTTAATTGGTCTCGTACTATGGTCACCCATAGTGCAACCATGACAACAGATAGTGTGTAGTACAGTTGGCGTCCCTTCGTTTCTTCGTCTCTTTCTAGGGATGGTCGATCCGTGTCGCGTTTGTTATTCTTGGCTTCCAAAGCTCGGACGACAGCCGGGGAGAAGGCATACTTTACGTCAAAAGCAAATACCATTAGAAACAAGAACGAAGCAACACTGGCAACAACACAAGATGGGAGATTTGCGTGGAAGTAGAAAAGACCTACACAAATCGTTGCTTGCAACGCGTAGATGGTTGTCAGCCTCATTCCTCCTATGTACGCGGAGGCAACTGGTTCATTCGCGAAGACAGCAGCTATCGACTTCCCCTGGATGTATGACTTCAAGATGGGGGCAATGATCAAGGCTGTCAAATACATCGCCATGATGACTACCCAGAGTTCAACAGTTACATGTCTCCCAGTAACGATGAAGGGTTCCACGCTTGGTCCAGTGTCAAATCTAGCCCCGGTAGCAGCCACTCTTGAAAGGATAGCGAAAGTACGAGGCATCAAGTCGAGTTCGAAGGCGACTAGGCCTGCCACAATGCATGATAGAACCATAACCCACCACGATAGGGTGTGGTCCACGTAGCTTCGCGTCGCGCTGTTGCACATGAAGGCGCAAACAAGACCTAAACACACTGCCACAACGAAGAGAATAGGTCCTGGAATTCCAGCAACCCACCCCAACACTGGAACTGTCATGCTACTCCAAAGCCCACTGACATTGCGTTCCGCGACTGTTGTAGTGTAAACAACTTCCTGGGACCTAGTAGTCTTGGACGATTTGCAACACCGACAGCAAGCAAAAATTAAGAGTGAGATGATGAATGTCGACACAGCTGTAAGCATGACGATAATCCACGTGCCAACTGATTCGGTCATATCACTTGTCCGGAGGGAGTCGTCATCCCAGCGCGATAGGTCATGTAACCGCTCCATTGTGTTCTGAAACGCGACCTTAAACATGGATGAGTCGCTCTTTGTCACGACGTGCCACAAGCCCTGGGCTAATCCCTCCCAGTTAATGTGAGCTCGCATCCTCAGATATTTTTGGATCGTGGCGTGAAACTTAGTTAGATCATCTGCCTCAAAGCGGTCGTCGACAAATTGTGGATTATATAGTTGTTTCCCTGATGGTGTAGTGATAACAGGGGTCGTCTTGTCAGTGACTTCAGATCCTCCAAAAATCACCGTGTGTCGAGAGGAACTCGCGTTGGCCCAATTCCACGCTAGCCAAATAGGCATCTCCGTCGTGAGCAGCTCCATGAACTGTTTAAGCTGGTCCGAAAGGAGTTTATAGTGGCCTGGTGGGTCAAAATTCTCCGCTTCCTCCGGCATCGGTGTCATATCAAGCTGATCCAGGAGCATCTGAGCCTCCCTCCAACATACCCAATGTGAGCACTCGTCAGACGGTTCAACCTTGTCGTCAAAGATGTACCGCCCTGGCTGCCTCCGTCCAGTTCGACCACGCCTTTGCACAGCAGATGCATGAGTTATTGGGACTTTCACCAACCGAACTTTGAAACGTCCATCAACAACTGGTCTAACGCACAGTCGAGTGTCAATGACAGTATCTACCCCGAGATTGGCCCCCATTTCGCTGATCTCTGTTGAGATAACCACTTTTGTTTCCGGGTTAGCCGCTTTTGACATGTTTACATCGAAAGTTTCGCGTGATAAAACAACTGAGCCTGGAATTTGATCGGACAGTTTCTGTGCTTGAGCAATCGTTGGAACAAAGACTATGGTTTTGTCCCCAGCTTGGGATGTCACAAAATTCCTATCAACATCCCTAGGCATAGATGGTACGTCTATAATAGGGTAATTTGAACCAGCTTGTGGAGCTTTCCCGGGCGGAGTAGCACTGAGATACATGAGAGCAGCCCCCTTCGAATGCATATGCTCCATGATACCGCGTGCAGCTATTGACAGGGGGTCCAGAAAGTGGCACTCATCCATGATGACAGTAGAGAAGTTAATCTTCAATCCATGTTGAAGCACATGACTTGTTAGGGTGGCATGACAAGCGACAGTAATCTGAAATGATCTGCTTTTACTCAAGTGCTTCCCAACACGAACTCCGAAGGGCAAATTTCCAGTCAAAGCTTGTAGAACTTCCGTCATCACTACTCTGGTGGGTGTCAAAATGAGTAGGCGTTTGTTTTCGTTCACATGTCTGACAGCTTCTTCGAGAATCACCTTACGGGTCTTCCCTTTCCCTGGATGCCAGTTGATGAACGTCCTAGTCCCCCTCATTGTTGGTTGCTCTTCCGTCGTCTTCACTTTCTCCTCTTCTTTTTCCATCTTCATGTATGAAATCAGAGAGTTGTACCGGTTCTCACGGTCATAGAATCCATAGCCATACAATCCCATTATTTCCCCCTGCGAAGAAAAAACCGGTGAACCTGAAGAACCTTCCATGAAATCGTGCCCTATCACTCCGTACTCTTCACCTTGAACATTGAGACTGAGGACATTGGTGTAGCAATGAGAGACAGTTAGGTCGGAATTGACAATCTTCACGACCGCTTCATCTTCCGTGACCAGCGGGAACTGCCAATCTCCACCATATGTTACAACGTCTCTCAAAGCACACCCACTCGTAGGTCCTACTTTTTCACTAGCCCATGAAATCGCCTCACCTCTTGTCACATGGTAAAGAGTGTGGAAGACATTGTTTTTCGCCACACCAGCTCCTACGTGACTGAGTCCATTCCATGATCGTCTGCAAACGGAGTAAACGCCATCGGATAACGTGAAGAATCTTGTCCCAATAGCCACCTCCTTCACCCCTGGTATTAATACAGCAAAACCATCATCCGAGCGGAAGCAGCTTGCTGCCATGGCCAAGTCTTTTGCGAGAGGGCATGATGTGAAGATCCATATTAGGAATCCGATTGTCAATCCACACACTGGGTTTACAGTGATGAGAGCCGCCACAAATCCTAGGGAAAGTAAGCTGAACTTGACATTCGTTTCGTCATTGAAGTTGTCCAATTTGACACCCGCGTCTGTGAACCGCCCATATTCGCTTTGGAAGTCTCGATCTATGACGATTTTTTCAAGGCCCTGAGGAATCTCCAGAGCCGACACCCTCCGCAGTTCTAGTTCTCCCGAGGTCAGCATTTCTCCCATCAAAATCCAGAGGAATCCGATTAAGACGCAGGCTCCGGCTAGAACTTCCAAGTTCAAAAGGTGGAACGCATAAGCGAGGCCCAACAGCAGGAGATAAACCGCTAGCTGTGAGATATGTGTTCTCCCAGAGCTCCGCCAAGGTGCGGGTGCTCTGCGCCAGTTCTTTAATACAGTCCACATGTCCCTCACAACCTGTTGTGGGAAGTTGCACAATGAGATGTTGGCACGTAGTCCTGGCTCGAATGCGTTTGCTGTTTTTCTCAGCGAGGCAATCACCATGTGGGTCCCAAATAATACTCCTAGAGTTAGGAGGGCGTTTCCCCATGAAAGAGCTAACCCGCTCCCAATTAAGACAACTTCCCCTAGAAGTAGGGTTCTTGCTTTGTAGAGAAAAGATATTGATATCAACGGAGCCACTAGGTCTATGATGTTCATGAGCCAAGTTATCCCCCGGAACCGGTACAGAGATAGGGACGCCACCAGCATCATTAGGGATTGGAGCCGGTAGCACCATCTTGTTTGCCGCAGGAGTGAACCTAAACAAACGAGGTGCCCACCAGTAGTGTGTAACGCCAACCACAGCGACACTAGCAAAGACTGTCCCGACGCATTCTTTAAAACCGAGAAACCAATAACCGGCCACCAATACCGGAGGTGATAGGGAAGGCCAGTCACGGAGAAAAGCATGGCTGCACACGCGACCCGGGTGATCCATCCATGACGCGTATTTTGTGATATTAGATGTAAGGCCAATGCCAGGAGGGCCAGGCGAGCAAATGTCCCTTCCCCTGGCCCCATCTGAAAATCCTGAGTCGCTTCTGCCCCCATCGTTTTCATGACAGGTGGAGGCGTTACGGGTTGAGCTACAGATTCCGTGATCTTCGTTGGTATGGGTATCGGTCTGACCTCTTCTGGGTAGTACAAAGACCCATCTACGACTAGGTGAAACGGCGGAGTCCCTTTGCTTAAACAAGTTTTGCAACACCACTCACGAGTTTCTTGTGAAAGGATGGGCAGAGCATCGCCGCGATCGTCACACGTTGGAAATTCTTTAATTGTAGTTCCAGGTGCTACTCCATAAATCAGCTTTATGGGTGCCTTATCCCATGGAATGGTACGCTGTGTAAGATATCCTGGCATATGATTAGCTCGTGAAGCAGGAGCTCCAAACCTCGCTGGCATGAACAAAGAGCGATCCTTTGGGTCCGTTGGGTTGATGGTATGGGTCACCGGCCACTCACACTCATGACTCTGGAGCACTGATAGTGAACTGAGTCGGTATGTACCATTTGCCTGCAGTGCACTATCCATCCACAAGAACCCATCCGTATGAATTGTTCTGTTGTTTTTGATGGCAGCACCAGCCAAATAAGTAGGGCAAGTGTGGGAAATGTGTGAAGTGCTTTTCACTAGGACGCTTGAGCCATACATCTTCCTAGTAAACCGTTCGAAAACGTACTCAAAACCAATGGCTTTACTGCATACAGACGTTATGTTAGACCCTGTTGTTAAAACTCGGATCACTTTGTCGTCCATAGCCTCCGCTGTTGGCCGAGGATTCCACACGTTCCATTGTAATTTGCCAAGAGCTGAGTTGGTTATCATTCCTTCTATTACGAAGGAGGCAACCACAGCCGACCGGCCGTCAGCTGTTATCGTTATTTGGCTTTTCTTTCGCATGGGAAAAACAGCTCCGTATGACAATGAATCATTGTAATAGACATCTGGATTGCTTTTAGCCACAACCGCTGCTAAGCGTCGGGCTGCTGAACATTGCAAGATGTCCTCACACAGTAGGCAGACTTTCGTCCTCTCTTTCAGCATCTGACTAATGTAGGCTTCCAGCAGTTTGGTTTCTACGACCTCAACTCCATAAGCCCAAGTCTGCGATGAAAGGTCGTTCCACAAGAATATGCCCTCACCACATGAAAAAGTTTTTCTGGATAGGTCAATACCACAACCCACATCAGCTCGCACGTATGTGACGTATCCAAAAATAGCCAGGAGAAGTAAGAGTCTTTTGTCAATTAACAAGGCTGCCACAACAAGGATTCCAACAACCTCCAAACGGGAGAAATTTGGACCTATCTTATTCCATAAGTCCAAAAATGGTCCTCCTGAGGCATCCAGTCCGAATTTCCTATAATTTCCAATCGCCTGGGCAGTCGTAGCCCAAATAGTTCTGAGGTAACTAGTCCGACAGGTGAAAGAAAATTTTTGCTTTCCGAATATTGCCGTAAATGTCCCCGTGCGACATTCTACGTGCATGTGGCCTTTCTTGTCAGAAGTCGAAATGACACTGGTTGGGTGCGGTAAGGTACAACCTTCACAGCTCCCTGTTATTGAGCATGTTTTGTTGACTTGCTCAAGCAACCCAATTTCTAGTCGACCATCCAAACCCGTAGGTCCTGCCATGAACGAAACTTCAACAGGCGATTCACATGCTCTTATTTTCTTGAAAGTCAAGTCAGTTAGCGACACTTCACAGTACAAATACAGTGGGTCTCTAATACCTGTCTTTATCGGGATTCCAGTCTTCCATTGGATGCTGTCACTATATACAGCGGCCACCTTAATCTCATTCGCTTCAACGTGCCCCCACTTGACGGAGCCATCCACGTTCCTGTACTGTCCACCAATCTCACGGATTCCAGGCCAACCTGATACCGCACTGATGGGAAACATTGCTTTATGCTTCCCATTGCTCAGCACGTACTGCTGTGCCAAGAACCCAGGATTGCCAATTTGACAAGAGATGGATACCACCCCGTGATGTGAGAACTTTGAAGTAACTGGCGCCTCTGTTGTCATGGTCACATTCAGCTCTTCATGCTGCAAACGTAGAGATAGAGGAATCCGGATGTTCTGGCTTGTCAGTTCGGACACCTCCACACTATCGCTGCACGCGACCTCAACGCATGTGGCCACACTGCCCAGTCCAAAAACTGGACATCCCGTAGCCCACCCGCGATTGTAGGTAGCCGTTTGACAGGCCCTGTTCCGCTCATTTAACTTAGATAAGTCCAAGTTGCATCCCAAAGCGCAACAATCCTGTGAGTAAGTTCCATTTACTTCGCAATGTGACATCAACCTTTCAACGAGTCGCCCCTCCTCAATGTCCACAGCCATATAAGAGATGTCCAGTACCCCAACGTGTGTGGAAATTGATGAAATCTGTCCTGGGTATAATCTAGTTTTTACCAAACCATCACCCTTCGGCAGAATTAAGAAAGGATCGGCCAGTGATGCCTGCACGACAGTCCAAGGCAGTAAAACCAAAAGCACGACGAGCCATGTAGGCCATTTCTTGAAAGCCCCAACTAAGCAAATGACTGCTGTTGCCATCAATCGATTGTTCTTCAGCATCCCGCTCACACGTTCAATGATGCTGTTCAACTCATCATTGAACGTTATGGTCCATATGTTCGTGACTTTCGGTTCCACTACTCCGGGTTCACCACGTTTGACACGATTCTTAGCCGCACATCGTGTATAGGACAGGAGAAATTGGTCATGTCTTCCTGCGCAGTCGATTGTTGCATCTTGCAAAGAATCAACCTGAGGACACATCTTCTCCACGTGTATTCCAGATCCGCAGAAGTCCTTGGGGAGCTTCACATTGGTAAAGTCAACATTCCAGTCAGCTTTCCAAACGTGCTCACCCTTGTCCATTATTCCATTCATGGTCTTGGCGCAAGCCAAGGCCGCCATTAGTCCGATGATAAAGCATGCTACAACATGCTTGTTGTTTCCAGTTCTTTGTCGAGTCTCCTTGCGAACCCTACGCCCCAATGATCGCAAGTTACGTAGTAACTCATTCCAAATGGCGATCATAGCGATGACCAGTTTCAGCAAGGTCTCATTCAAATCTCCAGAGACCATATTGAGTGCCCGACGCAGGGAAGATGTTTTTATCCCTTTAATGCCGAGCTTTCCACCTCCTCCACCACGCATCTTTATTTTCTTGACCTGCATAGTCAAACGTAACGTAAAGTCGATAGTTAAAAGAAATGGATTTCAAACAAACCAACCAAGTGAGTGAAAACAGGTAAAATAACCAAGAAAACACAGGCAGGTTTTTTAAAAACAT